GGAGAGACGCAGGAAATACACCGCGCTAAATTGGAACGTCTTGAGTCGATCATGGAAGAGTCTTCCTCACCAACGTTGGTGTTCTACCACTTCAAACACAGCCTTAACCGATTACGTCTTCAATTCCCGCAGGCTGTGGTGCTGGACGATGACAACATTGAAGCGTGGCGTCGCGGCGAGATTCGTATGCTCCTTGCCCATCCCCAATCTGGGGGAATCGGCCTCAATCTACAGTGCAACGTTGGTGACACTGCACAAACGGTGTGGTTCGACCTCCCATGGTCTTCGGAAAACTACATCCAAGCCAACGCACGTATTTACCGCCAAGGGCAAGAAAAACCGGTTATTATACACCATCTAGTTTTGTCTAATAGCATTGACGAACAGGTTATTAAGGTTTTAGAGGGCAAAATAAATTTGCAAGAAGCCCTTTTAGATGCCCTAATTTTGCATTAATATAAGCATGACCGAACAAAACCTATTAGACCTGCTTAAAGGCGTTGTAGCCTTAGCTACCCCGCTGAATTCTAACGGGGTAAACATTACTAATCTGGACACCCCAATCGCGGATACAGGCTTGGATAGCCTCGATTTGTTAATGGTAGGTATTTACCTTAGCGATATCTATGGCGTGCCAGAAGAGATTGCTAAAACCATGCAGCCCGTAACGGTGCGCGATATGTTTGAGTTTATGTTTGAGCATAAGACCAAAGAACTCGCTAGTGTGGAGGAAGCTCTGCGTGATATATCTAACTGATTACCGCACAGTTTGTACTGAGAATGTTCATTTATTGGATGATTTAGAGTACCCGCAACGTGTTCATTGGTTTCCCGAAAGTTACGCCAAAGTGGCTTCTGGCTTTGCTTATGCGCCGCACATTGTGGCCAGTAAATTGTTAGAACCCGCTTTGGTTGAAAGCATTAAAAACCGTGGCGGCCGCACTGCTTTTATATTGGCAGCGGGTAATAGCCATTTTGCGGGTATCAACAAAGACGTACCTAAAACGCAATTAAGCTATACCTATAAATTTGCACACCTGACTTTGACGCAAGTTTACGCAGGTACACTGGCCAGAATGTTTGGTGCTGAAGATATGGTGATTACTGATGCCAGTGCTTGTGCATCTAGTTTAAAAGTTATGATGGATGTGCAAATGCTCTTTGCGATGTACCGCTTTGATCGCGTTATAGTATTATCAGTTGAGGACCAAGTTACCAACACCGTACTTAAATTCTTTGGCGAATCTAAAGCTGTATTAACCAAAGAGCAAGACGATACTGGCATTTTGCCGTCTGCTTTTGATGGTGTTAATTATGGATTCCATATTGGCCAAGGCGCGGTATTGGCAGTATTTGAAAACGAAAGCCACGCAAGCAATCCAGCAGCTCGTTTGGTAAGCTCGTACAACGCATCAGAAAAAGCTACCAATGCAATTGGGCAGCGTGAAGATGGTGAAGGGTTTATTAAAGCAGCTCATGGTGCGTTACGCCACGCCAATCTAAGTTCACGCCATATTGATGTAGTAAAAACACATGGCACTGGCACGCATTCAAACAACGCGTCTGAGCGTAATGCGCTTAATACTTTGTTTGATCATCATTTTGTTGCCACAGCGTTTAAACCGACGATTGGCCACACCATGGGCGCGTCGGGTTTGCTAGAGACTTGTTTGTTACTAGACAGTATGAAAAAAGGTTTAGTACCAGCAATCGCCAATCGGACACGTCGCGATCATCAGTACTTATCTTATCCGTTAGAGACAACAGGGCAGCACACAATTTTAAGTTTAGCCGCCGGTATGGGGAACATTTATTCAGCGGCAATTTTTGACACACAAGTATGAAAATAAGAACAAAAACAAAATACAAAATCAGTGCTGTGGCGCCCAGATTATCCGATGAAGACGTTGACCCGTTAGAGAAAGACGATCCACCTCCTGAAAGTAATCCATGGATGGCGGAAGATTGGTTGCCTTGGGATGCAGATGATGTTGCAGACATTCGCAGATTAATTGCCAGTCGTTTGTGCCCAAAAGAACAGTTTATTTTAGAATCATTTTTAGACGGATTAAACTACAAAGATATCAACGTAACGGAAAAATACTGGCGCTATCATTTTAGTAAAGGTGTTGAGTTTATCAAGAAGGAATTAAAGTTGTGAGCACATTTATAGTAGAGCGCATATACAAGGGCTATCCAATATTTGAGACAATTACGGGTGTTGAAGATATCGATATGAGCATGTATAATGACATTCAAACATTATGGGTTTGCGAAACTAAAGAAGAAGTACTGGCAGTGGAAAGCGAGCTAAGGAGAAAACATGCACGACGCAGTGAACAAGCCTAAGCACTACACTAGCCATCCATCAGGAATTGATTGCATTCAAATTACTGAGCATATGGGTTTTAATTTAGGCAACGCCATCAAATATATTTGGCGCGCGGATTTAAAAAATGATGCCATGGAAGATTTGCGCAAAGCGCGTTGGTATATTGAACGAGAAATCCAAAAAAGAACTAACCACGAACAGGAGTGCGGCAAGTGAAAATTGAAATTGATGATGATTGCGTAGAATCAATCATCGGAGCTGCGTTGGTAAATACTTATATTTGGCTGACAGAAGATTTAAAAACAGCCAAGAAAAACCCATTAGTGTATCATGAAGATGATATAGAAGTGTGGGAAAAACTCATACCAGCTTTAGAAATTGTGGCAGAATGGTATGTGTATAACTTTAAAGCAGAAGTTAAAAAAGCAAGGAAGGCAATGAAATGAACGAATTTATATTTGTTGCAATTATGTGCATTGGTGTTAAATGCGATTTTTTAACAAGCTCACAACCAATCACTGAAAAAGAATGCTTAATGACTAAACAACAATTTGAGTCTTTGCCATTTAAACCCGAAGTCACTGTGGCCGCAGCGCAGTGTTCTAAAATTAAATTGCCGGAGTACATGTGAAATTTTTTAGCGAATACGATCGTTTTGATTTAGAGCAAGACATCATCAAACTATGGGAAACCAATGAAGCGATTGCCGAATTGATTCGCCAACATTTAGACCGCCCAGTAAAGGGCTTTGATGAAGACGAATTAGCAAACCGTTTACAAGGCATCGAGTATGTCAACGATTTAAAAATCCAGCGCCTATGGGATGGCTTCGAGATGATGATTAAGAATGGCGCATTTACGAATAAGTATGCAGTACCCGATTCAGATGTAACAATTAAACCAAAGAAGAAAGGAAGTAAAAATGACTGATACAGTCGACACTCAAGCAACTCCAGTAGATCCATTAGCAGACAAGATTATGACATTGAAGTTTTCAGTAGGTGATATCAATGGCATTTTGAATGCGCTAAACCAACCATTCCAAACCCCCACTGTTTTGTTGGCAAACATTATTGCCGCAATTCAATCACAATGCGGGCCACAGATTGATGCGTTAAACGCTAATGCAGCAACGGAGACTCCAGCTAATGAACCTCAAGCAACTGCTTAAACGCGCCGGTGTCAGCAATGACATCATCGCGGAGGTAGAGCGTAAAGCTAAACGCACAACGGCAGAGCAGGAAATTGAGCATCAGGAAAAGGCAGCAGCTATGGCCAAAATGATGCTCAATGACGTTATGCCCCATTTGCGTAGCGCTTTGGAAAAGGCGCCACCCTCTAAACCAAAGAAAACAATCATCATTCCAGACTAGGGCGGATTCTTACCCTATTTTGCATTAATATAAATAGGGTAAGTAGAATAAGTCGGGAGACTCTTTGAACGCCCTTTTAGTTAAATGGTATAACGCTAGATTTGTAATCTTGAATTGTTAGTTCGATTCTATCAAAGGGCACCACAATGGCAACCAAACCCGGCTTATATGCCAACATCCAAAAAAAGAGAGAACGCATAGCAGAAGGCTCAGGCGAAAAAATGAGAAAGGTTGGCACTAAAGGCGCTCCTACTAAGCAAGCATTTATTGAATCAGCTAAGACTGCGAAGAAAAAATGAAAGATTTTAAACAAAACACCAAAATGGCTTGCGAAGGTAGCCATTATAAAAGCGGTGGTAAGGTTAAAAAGTATGCTGGCGGAAGACAAGTTGCTTCTCAAGATAGCCCAGAATATTCCGCTTTAGATGATGAAACCCCTGTAGGTAAAAAAGCTGATGAAGCTGCTCGTAAAGCATATAGAGAAGCCAACGAAGGTGATTGGGATTTAGGTAAGCCAAACAATCCACGTATGACAGCAGTTAAAAAAGCGGCTCAAGGCGTAATTCAAAAAGATAGAGAACAAACTAAACCGTTTGAAAATGCCAATCCTATGGGCGACACATATAAACGCGGCGGTAAAGTTACTAAAAAGAAAAAGTAATGGCAACTAAGAAAAAAGCCCCATCTCTGGCGATTGGTCGCGGCGAAAAGCTGCCTGCATCTAAAGGTGCTGGACTAACAGCCAAAGGTCGTGCTAAGTATAATGCAGCAACCGGCAGTCATCTTAAAGCGCCACAGCCTGAAGGCGGATCACGCAAGGATTCATTCTGCGCTCGTATGAGCGGAGTTAAAGGTCCGATGAAGGATGAGAATGGAAAACCAACAAGAAAAGCAGCAGCACTCAAAAGGTGGAAATGTGGTAGCTAAAAAGTCACCTCCCCCACAACCTACTAAGTACCGACCAGAAATGTGCCAAATCATGATTGATATGGGCAGGGAAGGTGCTTCTCAAAAAATGATGTGGGCTGAACTAGGAATTTCTAAATCTACTGCAGAAGCATATAAGAAAAAGTATCCAGAATTTGCAGAAGCACTTGATTTAGCATTAGTTCATAGCCAAGCATATTGGGAGCGTTTAATGCTTGCCAATGCAGAAAACAAAAACTTTAATACTCGCATGGTTGAAATTGCAGTACGAGGCCAATTTGGCGAAACATATAAGGACAATCGTGAAGTAAAACAAGAAGTTAAGCAAGAAATTACCGTAGATTTCAACAAAGAAATTGCAGAATTAATTAAGTCTTTAAAAGAGTAATATCATCAATGGGCGAACAGGGTAGCTCCCTTGCCAGTGCCTTAATCACTGGCTAGTCCACCAATAAACCATTAAGGGGTATCAATGAAGAAGTGCA